ATGGACGGCATCGATCCAGTCTTGCGCAGCAAGCGTCGCAATTCCTTACCGCTCGGCCGGCAAGCGGCGGCTTTAGAGGCCTGGTTGCCCCCGGAAGATCGTGATGATGGTTACGCCACTAAGATCGGCGGCAGCATCATCGACCAGTTCGTGCTCGGCCACGAACCGGCCGACGTCTTTCGTGAGCTGGTCCAGAACGAATTTGACGCGGATGGCGACGAAATCGCCGTGACATTTGGGATCGACCATCTGTCGATCACCGGAACCGGAAAGCCCATTAACAAGAAGGGGTGGGAGCGGCTGGATGTTGTGATCGGCACCGGTCGGGTGGCGGGCGACCTGGAGGCGGCCATAATCGAGCCGAAGGAAAACGGGATCGGTTCAAAGAACTTCGGCCTCCGGTCCCTCTTCCTTTTCGGCGACGTGTTCTACGTCCGCTCGAATGGCCAACGCGCTGTGCAAAATCTCAAGCGTTTGGCCACGAAGACCGAACCGGACCCTGCGTCGAAAGGCCAGCGTGGCGTCAGCATCCACGTTCCTTACCGGAAGGAGGCCTTCGGTAAGCTGCAGCCATTCACCGAGGAACGCGAGGCCGACACATTCGACAAGATGGCCGGCGGCCTCTTATCGACGATGGTGAAACTGGCGTTACCCGGGCGAAAGCGCGGGATCCGTGCGTTGACGTTGCGGTCCGACCGCCAGGGGAGGACGTTATCGTGGCGCCAGGACGTCGAGCCCGAGCCGTGCAAGATCGCTGGTGTTAGCGCCCTCCGCCGTGTCGGGAAGCTGAGTGATCGATCCGATGGAAGCCTGAAGCCAGTGACCCGACGGTTCGAAGAGATCGAGTTCACGCGCGCCGTGACGGTGCCGGACAAGTTCACCGCCCAGCCCCTCGGCCCCTACTACGCCGCACCAGGAGGGACCGTTCGCATCGCCATTTCTCTACCGATCCGATCGAAGCGTCCCGACCTGGCCGTCACCGGTCGGTTCTTCTACCCACTGCAGACGCCAAGCTCAGCGACAGGGTCAGCTGTCAGCGTCAGCGCCCCTTTCGATCTGGTTGCGGATCGCTCGGCGCTGCTAGACTGCGAGTGGAACACTTGGCTGATGAGCCGGGCCGCTGAGCTGGTGGTGACCCTGCTCACGGGCGACTGGATCGACCGGTTCGGATCGGACGGATTCCTTGCGATCCGCGGCGTAACCGAGGCGAAACCGTCAGCCTTCGCCTCAACTTTGAGGAAGCACCTCGAGGAGGCGGACTGTTGGCCGACCGCCCAGACCGGTAAGCTCGCAAAAGCCAAGGAGCTGGTTATCCCGGACGAAGCGGTGTTCGGCGACCTGCTGGCGGCATCCCACTATCTCCGGGCCGATCTCGCGGTCGTTCCGGAGCTTTGTGACCTGGCCAAGCTTTGTGGAGCGAAGCCATTCACGCGGAACTCGATGATCCGCCTTCGCTGCGCCAGTAGCGACCGCCGCGGTTTGGCGACGAAGCTCGCGATGGAAGACGCGGACCTCTACTTCAGCAACTACGCCGCGGCTCTGACCGACCCGCAGCGGCAGCGCACGCAGGCGCAGGCCATTTTGGCCGTCGGTCGCCGATTGTCGAACGACAACCGTCGGGACCTGAAGGCCACGAAGTCAACCCTTGCGGCCGATGGCTCGCTTCAGGCGGCTGAGTCCCTGATTGTGGTTCATGACGACATCTGGGACATCTGCCAGGTTCCTCTCAAGATGCGGTTGCACCGGTCGTTGATTGGTGAAAAGGCGTTGACCACCCTTTGCACCCCCTTCGATCTCGACACTTGGGTTCGCGACGCGGCAGAGCGGGCCCGGACCGGCACGATCGACGAGGACGAGCATCAGAAGCTCTACCTGCACCTGCTGTCGGATGACGTGACCCTGAACCGTTCGAGCGTTGCCGCCCTGCGGCGGAGCCCTGTCCTCCAGAGCAAGCGAGGGGCATGGGTCGCGCCGGTCAATATGGTCGTTCTTCCTGCAGGTCAGGCGCAGTTCCTCGCCAAAGCTATCCACGAGCCGACCGCCGCCGTCGTCAAACGGCCAAAGCTGCTGGCCGCGCTACGGATTAGGAATCGGCTCACCGGAGACGACCTTGTGGCGTTCGCGACACACCTCGCCAGTGAACCCGATAAGGCCGCGGCCTTTGAAGCACTGCTGAAGGCGAACTTTCAGTTGCTCACGCCGGGAACCGTAAAGCGGCTTTGGGTCATTCCCTTCCTTCTGTCCCGATCCGGTGCCCTTGCTGCGCCACGAGACCTGTTCATCGACAATGAGGTCAATCGAATCTGTGCGGCAAGTGACAGCCGCATCATTGGGGGCAGAAATCACGCTCTCTATGTCCGACTACGTTGCCAGGAGCGCCCTTCTGCAACGGTAATGCTGCGGGTGCTCGAGGAGCTAGGCGAAGCCGAGCGAGCGCCGGACGACATTGGCACCTTCTATGCCGCCCTGGTCCAAGCCGTGCGGGCCGGAGGGATATCGCCGAGCGCCTTGGCCGACCGCTCGATCCTGTGGGTTCGGGGCGCCTACCAAACGCCGAAGGACACCCTCGTCGGCGCGCGCATCCCGCCATGGTTCCAAAGAGCGACGCCTCACCTACGTGGCCCGGTCGGTGTCGCCGATAGTTTCGAGGCTTTGGGCGCCGCTAAAGACCCCCTCGACCGGCACTGGATTCAGCTTTTTGAGTGGGCTGGCAATCCGTCGACCAGAGCGTCCGTTCCCGCCGTCGAGTTGCGCCAGATCTTGCGCGAAGCCTACCATCGGAGGAACTTCCAGGGTCTCCCTGACGATCTCCCCGACATCACGCCGTGCCTGCTCGGCCGAAGCGGCCGTTTGTTCAGTCGCGCCGACGTTCGGTCCAGCGTGCTCGTCGAAGACGACTTTCCCGCCTTGGCAAGCGCGCTGGCGGAGGCAGGGTCACCGACGGGCTTTGCCGCAATCACCGAAGATACGCGCAATTTCTTTGGCACTCTGTCGCTGCGCCGGCTTACTTCAATTGCCGGCGCACCTAAGCTGGCGATCGGGTTGGAGAGTAGGCCGCCACCCTGGTTCAAAGCCAGTCACTCAGACCGAATCCTGACGCTTCTAAGTCGGGAGGATTTCCGCACCGCTATCGACCTCCTAGTTTACGACTATCGTCGCGAAAATAGCGGCATGGAGCATCTTGGAGCAGCCGAGGTGCAGGAGCGTTTGGCCTCGATCGAGCGGATCCGCTTCGTAACAGGCATCGACCGGCGATACACAGTCGGCGGCACAACCGCGGTGATCACCACGGAAGCCGCCGCCGTGGACAGGTACGTCGCCTTGCGCCCCACGCGTACCAAATTCGAGTTCGAGCAGAATCTGACCTATGCCTTGGCCGAACTTCTCGGCGCCACGCAGGTGACCGACGCGCGCCGACTGTCCGTCGCGATGCTGCCGCTCCTAATGTGCGAGACGAGCGCGGATATGTTCGCCTACCTCGAGCGGCAGGGACTGAAGCCGCCAGCCTGGATCGAAACCACCAGTTCGTTAATCCAGCCTGAGCAAGAGTTGCAGCCGACTCCCTCACCTCAACAGACGGTCATCCAGACACTCCTCGCTGATATGTTCGATCAGGCGAGCGCAGCGGGGCCGGATGAACCGCCCCCGCCTCGGGTAAACACGCCGACACCGTCGACCGCGCCTCCTGCCCCGCCCGCACCGCGGCCGGCGTTCACCTTGCCAGCCATCAACAGCGTCACCCCGCGCATCGAACCTCCTAGCGATCACGCCCTGGCGGCCAAGCCGAAACCTCAGAACGGGAGCTGGTGCACCAGCGGGCCGAGCGGCTGGCAGCCGCCCGACGCTTACGACGTGGATCGGGACCAAAAGGTCGGTGCGCGCGGCGAAGAGATTGTCTATCGGGAGGAGCTGGCGCGTGTTCGCCAGCTCGGTCACAAAAACCCCGAGGTCCATGTCGTGTGGGTGTCAAAGACACAGCCTGGCGCGGACCACGACATCCGTTCCATCGACAAGGACGGCCAGCCTGTCTGGATCGAGGTGAAGTCGACGATGGGGACAGACGGACGGTTCGACTGGCCTCAGCGAGAGTTCGAGAAGGCCTTGCGCGAACGGGAGCGCTACGTCCTGTGGCGCGTCTACGAGGCCCACACTACCCGCCCAACCGTCAAGGCGTTCCGAGATCCTGCCGGGCTGTTGGAGCGATCCAAACTGCTTGTCGAGCTTAGCGGCATGGTCGGCTTCGTCGAGCCCAAGTAGGCTAGTCTCTTAGCTGAGACAATGTCGACAATCAGCCCCAGCATCATCTGCGGTGGAGTTTGAGTGCCGTAGCGCGCTAGCTGGCAGCCAAGAGCTTGGCGCATACAACATGCTTTCGAAGCCCCCCGCGAGCCATCAATGCGCGAGCGTCTGCAGAGGCGATCAATCTGGGAGCCGGTTACGCCGAGCTGGCCTGTCGCCCGAAACGAGACACTCCGAATGTCAGCTTAGGGCCCATTCGCCAACCCTGCAGTAGATGGGTTCACCGCCTTTCGCTCCACCATTCCGGCCAGTTCACCTTGTGTGGCGTCCGCGTCGCTGTGACCACCGCTCGTTGCTCGTCCTTCGACAGCCGCCGACCACCGAGCCGCGCGATCGCCGCGTCGACTAGCCAGGGCTCGAGCAAAAGTTTCGCGGAGGCGCGGTGTGCATCGATCTTCCGGGCCATGCGAAGCGGGACCAGGGCTGTCGCAACGCTGCCGGGAGCCACACCAACCCAAGTGATGGTAATCACGCGATCCGCTGGGGCCGGCCGGGCAGCGCGAATAGCCTCGATCGCCCGGATCGAGGCGCGGGCGGCCGAGCCGTCGCCTTCAAGCCCCTTCTTGGCAAGCTGCAGAAGGAAGGCCTCTGCTGCGGTCACCTGTCGATCCGTACCGGCTTCGCGGATGGTCACCTTCTGCCCGAGCACGGCCTCGTAGGGGGCTTCACGATGGCTTCCCCTTGGCCGGCCGCGCGGATTGCCGCTCCGCCCCTTGACAAACCTCGTCGATGCCGGCGGCCGGCGGTAGCCAACCGGTGGAGGCGCCGTCTGTTGGTCGCTGTTGTCGCTCATTCCACGGCGGCCTTCGGCAGGCGGACATGTGCGATGTCCCGGGTGCAGCGCCTCACCTCGTCGAGTTCGCGCTGGGTCAATGGCCTGGCTGTGCGCCTGCGGCGAAGTGCCAGTTCGACTGCCCAAGGTTCGAGGAGAAGTTGCGCACGCTCCTGGGCAAGGTCCGCGCGGGCCGGATTGTGGGAGGCAAGCCCAAGGATCACCATTGCCTCATCCGCATTGGACGGATCCTGCTCCGGTTCACACCATCGGAGCGTCGGGCCTGCGACGGGCTGGCGCTTTGCTCGCCATGCCTCGCGCTTCTCGATCCATCGGAGCACCTCACGGCGTGCCATCCGTTTGCCTGCGAGCGCGTCCTGATAGGTCCGGTGCTGGAGCGCCTCCTCCATGGTGATCTCGCGCTCGACCCCGTTGCGGGTGACCGTCAGGGTTTTCTCGACGATCACGTCGAACGGCGACGTTGCGCGAGCGGCCACACGCGCTGGCCGCCCCTTCGGATTGCCGCTCTGGCCCTTGGCGAACTGGCCACGATTACCGGTCATGGCTCGGCCCGCTCCAGCCTGGGCTCAAGGCCAGTGCGTGCCGACCAGCGTTCGACGGCCACGTCCACGTAGCCGTGGTCGATGTCGATCCCGCGGAACCGGCGTCCGGCCCGGTCCGCTGCCAACAGCGTGGTGCCCGAGCCAAGGAAGAGGTCGAGGACGAGATCGCCGCGCCGCGTCACGTCCTGGATCGCATCGGCGACCAGGCCGGTCGGCTTGACGGTCGGATGGAGGGCCAGATCCTCGCGCCTCGATCCGCGCATCGAGTTGACGGAGGCATAGTCCCAGACGTTGGTGCGGTTGCGGCCATGCCGGCCGAGCTCGACCATGTTGAGGTGGGGTTCCTTTCCGACGCGGTAGACGAAGACCAGTTCGTGCTTCGAGCGGTAGAGCGATCCCATTCCTGCGTTTGACTTGTTCCAGACGCAAAGGTTCAGGAGGTCGCCGTAGAGGGTGCGCCCGACCGCGGAGACGTCGTCCATGTGGCGCCAGTCCATGCAGACGAAGTGGACGGCGCCCGGGCGCGAGACCTCGACCGCGGCGCCGAGCGTCTGCGACAGGAACGACCGGAACTCCGCCTCGCTCATCTCGCCCGAGGCGAAGGCGAACTCGCGGTGGCGGCCCTTGGCCACGGCATGACCGCTGATGGGTACATTGTAGGGCGGGTCGAGGAAGGCGGCATCGACCGGTATGTCTGAGCCGATGATCCGCCGGAGGAAGGCCTGGTCGCGGCAGTCGCCGCAACCGATGCGATGGTCGCCGAGGACCCAGATGTCGCCGGTGCGGGTGCGCGGTGTGACGGGAACGGCGGGGATGACCTCATCATCCGGATCGGGACCCTCGTTGAGGATCACGTCGATCTCGCCGGTGGAGAACCCGGTCAGCGTGACGTCGATGCCAAGGTCGAGACCAGACAGCGCGCCAAGCTCGCCCTGGAGGATCTCAAGGTCCCACCCGGCATTGAGGGCGATCTTGTTGTCGGCAATCAGAAGGGCCCGCTGTTGCGCTTCGCTGAGGCCCGAGAGCGTAATGACCGGGACTTCGGCAAGGCCCTGGGCCTTGGCTGCCAGCAGGCGTCCATGACCGGCAATGATCTTGCCGTCGGGATCGGCGAGGATCGGGTTGGTAAAGCCGAACGCCTCGATCGACGCCCGGATCTGCTCGACCTGGCGTCTGGAGTGGGTCCGCGCATTCCGCGGATCGGGCACGAGGCTGGCAGGCGGGCGATAGGTGATCGCGAGAGGGTGGATCAAGCAGCGAATCCCTGAGCTGTTGCGGTGACTCGAACATACCATGAACAACAAGTTCTTGTCGCAGCATTCGCCTGATCTCCACAGAGGGTGTGGACAACAGGCGTAAAGAGAGCATGAGTGTTCGCGCGCCCGTCCTGCGGGCCTGACCTGGTAGCGGCGGAATGTTCCGCTTGCGGCAACCAGGGAACAACACGAAGACCAAAGCTTCGAATGCGACTGCCGGGCGCAGCGGCAAGATCGCGAAGACCGACCAGGCGACCACAACACCGGTCGCCAATCGCAAACTGGCCAAGGAGCCGGCTGCGAAGGGTCGCTTGCTCAAGTTGCCTGCCGCGCCCGCGGAGACTCCCAAAGAGGCCGCGCCGGCCCCCACCAAGGGGCCTTCCCGGCTCGCAACGATCGTCAGCCACCTTGAGGCACCTGCCGGGGCGAGCATCGCCGAACTCTGCGCGGCAACCAGCTGGCAGGCCCATTCGATCCGCGGCGCCATCGCGGGCGCCCTGAAGCGCAAGGGCCATGTCATCACCTCAAGCGTCGTTGACGGGGTCCGCCGCTACCAGATCAAGGCTGCGGCGTGAGGGCCTCGCCCCCGCTGGAGATCGAGGTCAGGGCGCTCGACGCGCTCGACCTCGATGGCCTGAGATCGGTCTGGCGGACGAGGTTTGGACCGGCGCCCAAGCTTCGCTCCGTCGAACTGCTGCGCCTCATGCTGGCCTGGCGCATCCAGGCAAGAGCCACAGGTAGCCTCGACGTTGCGACGCGCCGCGCCCTCGAACGGCGCGGCGCGACCGAACGGTCCGGTCGCAGCCTTGGTCTCGGCGCCGTGCTGCGCCGGGACTGGCAGGGCCAGACCATTGAAGTGGTCGTCGAGAAGGACGGCTTCCGCCACGCCGGCAGGCTCTATCCGAGCCTCTCGGCGGTGGCCGAGGCCGTCACAGGCACTCGCTGGAGCGGCCCCCGCTTCTTCAGCCTCAAGGGCATGCGCCGATGACTTCACCGCCATCGAACCGCCGCGCCGCCATCTACACCCGCAAGAGTTCAGAGGAAGGCCTCGAACAGGACTTCAACAGTCTCGATGCCCAGCGCGAGGCCTGCCTCGCCTATGTACGGAGCCAGAGGTCCGAGGGGTGGCGACCGATCCCGACCGCATATGACGACGGCGGGTATTCCGGAGGATCCATGGAGCGTCCCGCCCTCAAGTCGCTCCTCGCCGACATCGCAGCGGCCAGGATCGACATCGTCGTCGTCTACAAGATCGACCGCCTGACGCGCTCGCTCGCCGACTTCGCCCGCATGGTCGAGGTGTTCGAGCGCCACCAGGTCAGCTTCGTCTCGGTGACGCAGGCCTTCAACACCACGACCTCGATGGGCAGGCTCACCCTCAACGTGCTGCTCTCCTTCGCCCAGTTCGAGCGCGAGGTCACGGGCGAGCGTATCCGCGACAAGATCGCCGCCTCCAAGGCCCGCGGCATGTGGATGGGAGGCAATGTCCCGCTCGGCTACGACCGTCCAGCATCAGGGCCGCGCACACTCACCATCAACGAGCCGGAAGCCGCCATCGTCCGGGACATCTTAGCGACCTATCTCGAACTTGGCTCCGTCCATGCCCTGGAGCGCGACCTGATTGCGAAGGGTATCCGGACCAAGATGACGACCTCGGCAAAGGGACGATCGCGCGGCGGTGTCCCATTTAGCCGCGGCAACCTGTTCCACCTCCTGCGCAACCGCCTCTACCTCGGCGAGATCGTCCACAAGGACCGGAATTATCCGGGGCTGCATCCGGCCATCATCGACCGCGCGGTGTTCGACGCCGTCCAGGCAAGGCTCGACGGGCAGGCGCGCCGGCAGGGCAAGGCCGGAGGGGGAAAGCCCGGGGGCGGCAAGGCGGCATCCCTACTGACGGGACGGATATTCGATGCGGACGGCCATCCGATGTCGCCGACCTTCGCCTATGGTCGCGGCGGCACGATCTACCGCTACTACGTCTCCGCTCCCCTCCAACAGGGCGGCAAGCTCACCCCGGACGACGACAAGCCGCGCCGGATCTCGGCCACCGCAATCGAGGGCTTCATCGCCGATCGTCTCGGCGCGCTGCCGCACAGCGGCGATGACGGCGCAATCCTTGACCGCATCCTGCGCGTCGAGGTTCTCTCTGGCCGCATCAGGATCATTCTCCCGGCCCCGGATCCAGCAAGGCTGGCGTTGGTTCTCGGGCCCGGCGAAAGCGCATCTGCGACCCGACCGATCCCGACCGGATAATGCTTACCCTCGCCTGCCGGATCTCGACCCGTCGGGGTCGCACCGAGATCGTCGAAGGCGATCGCAGCGGCCCCCGCCCCGACCGCGCCCTGATCCGCGCGCTGCGTGCAGCCCATGCCGCTGTTCGCCGAGATGCCCTTGGCCTACCGATCCTCGAAGAGGCCCCGAAGACACCTCACCGCCAGCGCATCGTTCGCCTCGCCTTCCTCGCCCCTCAGATCCAGAAGGCGATCCTTACCGGCACCCAGCCTCGGTCCGTGACGCTCGCAAGCCTCACTCAAGGGACCATGCCGATTCTGTGGGCCGACCAGCTCCGAACCGTCGGAATGACCTGAGGCGATCAGCGCGCTGCAGGGCGCAATCAGGCCGCCGCCTGCTCCGAGGCAGAAATGCCTGATAGCCCGCAAAAAACACCCTGATACGCCCGAAAAATCGCCTGTTCCGGCCAAGAACAGGGAGGTCGCATATAGTCGGGACAACCCATTGAAATTGCGCGTCTATTGCCGATCTACGCGACGCAGGAACAGGCAAAAGGCCTGATAATCCCGCGCGTTCGCTGCAAATTCCCTGTTACCAGGCAGAACAGGCCAAACTCACCCTGCATCTCGACAGCCTGAGACCGCCCGACAAAGGCCCCCAAGAAGCTGCGCCTGGAACGGCCGGACTTGGCTCCGCGGATCGGGATTGGCCGAGAATTAGCACGCTCTTCCCGCGGCTTGGCGGGCAGCGCAGGACTCCGAGACGAATTGAGCGGGTGGTTGGCTGGGGGACCTGGATTCGAACCAAGATTCTCGGAGTCAGAGTTGGTGGCTTCACTTGCACACCGTACGTCGCTACCTATTTTGCACCACGAATGCTGTGGCCTACACCACAGAACTAAGCGAAACTTGGTATCGGTTGTCTTGAGCTGTCATCGCGCTCGTGCCATTTTGGTGACACGGGAAATTTTACGGACTCTCCTGTGACACGAGGGGCGCGATGAAATTCACCAAGACAGAGGTCGCAAAGATCCTGCCAGGCGCCCGCCGGATCGTATGGGATGACGACCTCAGGGGTTTCGGAATTCGCGTCACGGAAGGATCGACCTCCTACCTCGTCGATTTTCGAGCGAACGGCACGCGCCGCCGCAAGGTCATCGGAAGTACGAAGATCATAACGCTCGACGAAGCCCGCATGAGGGCGCGCGAGATCCTTGCAGCGGCGACGCTCACCGGAGACGACATAACGCGGGCGGCACCCAGGCCGGACGCATCCATGACCTTTCACGAGGTCTGGCGCCAGATGATCGATACCATCGATTCCAAGGCGAACGCGCCGCGCACGGTCACGGACTATGAGTACCGCTATGATCGCTGGATCAAGCCGCACCTCGGCAACAAGCCGATCGACAAGATCACGCGGGCTGATGTGAAGCAGGCGCAGCTAGGGACCACTGGTACCCGAAGCCAAAATTTCACGGTCGTGCTGATCAAGAAGACCTTCAACTACGCGATCAAGGTCGCGGAGCTGCTACCGGCTAACCATCGAAATCCCGCCGACGGGATCAAGATGCAGAAGATGGAATCGACTCGGCGAGCGCTCGACGAAGACGACATCGCGAAATTCGGAAACGCTCTCGCGGACATGGAACGAGAGGGAAAGGTCTCCCCATGGATGGCGAACCTATTCCGGCTGTCGCTCATCTGTGGCCTTCGACCCGGCGAAGTGAAGAGCCTTAAATGGGCGCGCGTGAACCTGCCAAAGCGCCGGATGGTCGTCGAAGGCAAGACGGGCGCCCGTGAAGTGATTCTCACGATGGAGGCTATCGAAGTCCTCGAGGCCACCCCGAAGGTCCAGGGATGCGAATATGTCTTTGCCGGCCGCAGGTACGGCAAGCCGCTGGTCTCGGTGCACAAGGTTCTAGGGCAGGTAACGGCCCGCGCAGGCATTGAGCGTTTCCGCCCGTATGACTTCCGCCACACTGCAGCGACCGGCGCACTAGCAGCGGGAAGCGACGTCCGCTCGGTTCAGGCTCTGCTCGGCCACACCGATCTACAGACGACCTCCGGCTATCTCCACACCAATCGGGCGCGACGGCAGGAAGCGGCGGAGGCCGCGGCGCGGTTCAGCAAAGCGGTGGTGCGCCGTGTCAGTTGATCGCCCTCCCCCGCTCCCCGGCTGGATTGACGCTGCCGGCGAAGCCGCCATCCTCCGCGCAGTGGGCGTTGATAGCCTTCCTCCCGAAGAGTGGCGCCGACTGAATGATCTAGCCTCGCGTGCGTGGGTTAATCCCGGACAATGGAAGGCGCGAGAGCCGAGCAAGAAGCGCGTCGAAGCAATGCGCCAGCTCGCAACGCACCTGACGACGGCAATGACTATCATTTCGGATGACTTGGACTTCTTTCGGCACCATGCGGACGAGCTGTTCCCGTTTTCGCTAAGCGACCTCATCATGACTGGGGATCATGTCGAGTGGCAGGAAGCAGCGAAGCGCCTTCATGATCGAGCAGACAGCATGGACAAGTGGGAGATCGTGCCAGGCCAGAAGCAACCGCCCGATCACCGCGAATTCTTGATTGATGTGAGCGGCGAATGGGAGCGCCTGTCGGGACGTCCGGTGCCAGAACCACCGGCCGCTGGAGCGGGAGGCGCCTTCGTGAACTTCGCGCTTGCCTTCTACAGGGCCTCTGGACGCGTGCGCGATGAAGACGACCTTCAGAACGCTGAACAAGCGATCGTCACATTCTCGAGGTGGTGGCGCAAAGGCGACAGAGCTACCCTCCCGAGGCGGTGGGTACTCAGCATTGCAAGATAGAACGCCGAGGACATATGGACAAAAAATATCAGATCTTTGTCTCTTCGACATTCAAAGACTTGCACGCGGAGCGACGGGAAACGGTCAACTCCATCTTGGACTTGGATGAAATACCCGCCGGTATGGAGCTATTTCCGGCAACAGACATGGAGCAATTTGAATACATTAAACGCGTGATTGACCGCTGCGATTACTATGTCCTGATCTCAGCTGGGCGCTATGGTTCCACTGGGACTGACGGAACTAGTTATACAGAAATGGAATTTGATTATGCTAAAGCACGGGGAATTCCAATTTTGGCTTTTCTGCACATAGACCCCTTCAACAAATTGACGGGTGAGATGATTGAGACCGACCCCGGGGCGAGGGCGCGCCTTGAGCGGTTCAGGGAAAAATCCCGCACAGGACGCATTATCCAGTATTGGTCCGACGCCAATGATCTTCAATTGAAGGTAACGAAGTCAATTTCTCGCGTCAAAATCGAACTCCCTCGCACGGGATGGATTAGAGCTGATACCGCTTCAAGTTCTGACGCTCTCGCTACGATTGTTGAGCTGCGCAATGAAGTCAAGCGACTCAAAGAGTTGATACCTCCGCAACATTCGCGAGTTGAAAATTTGGCGGCGATCGACACTCATTATGATTTTAAGTATCTACTCACAACATATGATCCCTACGGGTCGCCGCAGTCATCTCCGCAGGTCCTAAGGGCCAAATGGTCAGAACTGTGGCGGATGCTTGGCCCGAAATTCATAACCCCCAACAGTGCGTCGCATATTCATCTCGAAGTTGAGGCCCACTACCAGCATCTCGCATTACCGAAAGACATACGCATAGATCTGACCAGAGCATCGACCAATCAGATCAAACTCCAATTCATAGCACTTGGCTTCTTGGAGCTGACAGCGGGGCTGGGTGAAACGCTCAAGATTACGGAACGAGGCATGGAGGCCCTGCTTGAACTTATGGCAGTTCGAGAACCTGGGGAAGGCACGTCCTCCTAAACGCAAAACCCGCCGCCACCCTCTCGGGTAGCGGCGGGCGTTTCGTCGTGACTCGACCGAATCGCGCTCGGGGCGCACTATAGGTTGCAGTTCACGGGACCACGCTGATGAGCGACAAGAAGCCACCTCCTCCGCCGCCACCGCCAAAGCCGCCGCCGGCGCCACCGGCGCAGCACTATGAAAAAGCCAACGTCCCGCCGCTCAAGCGCAGTTAGGGCTCAAAGGGCGAAGGCTGCAAGGATGAGAGCGACGAAAGGGGTGCAGAACCCGCACCATCGTGCTCGCTCGAGCCAACAAGCCATGTAAGAGTTGGTCGCCTTTAGAAGGTCGAGGCCCTCCTGCGCTCGCTCAAGGTAGGCTTCGTATACCGACTGCGCATCCACGTCAGGACGTCCGGCCCATACCCAGAATCCTGCCTCCCTCCCGGGCATGCTGATGCGTGATCGACGCATTGCGATCAGGCAGCATGCGGCGCCGGCGAGGACGCAGGACAAGATGGCGATCAGCGCCAAAACGCCCGCGACAGGAACCCGGGCGTTGGTCGATGAACTCGCGATAAGGCCACCGCCGCAGCCAGCTGCGATGGACAGGTAGTAGCCCATAAGGGTCATGGCTTGACGATCGGCGGAAAGAACCGCGTCCAGCAAACCTTTCATGTGGTTCCGAACGTCGTCTAAGGCGAGCTTCGTGGTGTCTGAGTCGGGTGCCATGCTCTTCTCGTGCCCTTCAACTATGCCACACGACGAAACCGATCGTCCGCACGAAGAACTGCTTGCCGTCCGCATCGACGGCCTCGAGCCGATCGATCACATCGCGCTGCATGGTGACCTCGCCGGCCCGGTAGTTCTTCAGGGCGGCGATGACGTCGTCTCCGAGGTAGTCGGCACCGGCCGCGCTCACGGCTCTGCACATGACGACGACGCGGGCCTCGCGGAAGCCGGTCGCGGCGTCTAGGCCGTAGGGCTCCCGCTCTGAGGTCTTCACGACCGTGAGGCTCGGGAGCTGCGCTTCCTGCGGCGGCCGGGAGTTGTAGATCCGGTTGGAGGTCCGGCCGTAGACCGGCCCGGCGGCGATGAGCGCCTGGATGACGGCGGCGACGACGCTCACGGGACGATCCTCTGGCCGACCTGATCGGGCCAGCGCTTGAGCACGCGCGTCGTGATCCCCGCGGCCGAGACGGTGGTGAGCTGTGCGAAGCCGCCAACGATGTGGCAGGGCGGGAACCCGGCCGGCTGGATCACCCGCGCCCGCTGCGCCTCCAGGAGCTCGACGCCGTTCATGACGGGGTCGAAGGCATCCGATTGCAGGTCGATTCCCTTCGCCTTGAGCGCCGCCGAGACGCCGTCAAAGGGTGAGGCCCACAGCTTCCCGGAGTAGAACTGGACCGGCTCCGGGGTATCGCCGCGAAACGCGGCACGAATGTCCGGCTTCCCCGAGAACTCGGAGATCCCTGCCGCCATGACCTCGAAGGGAGCGTACCCCCGGCCGGCGTCATGGCCATCGATGACCTTCTGCACGGCCTGCCGGAACCCGCTTGTGAGCGCATCGAAGGACGTGAAGGCGGTCCCGAGCATGGCGCGGAAGGCGCCCTCGATCTCGCCCTCTCCCCTGGTGACACAGACCGCGTTGACGTGAGGGAGAAGGCCGATCTTCGAACCGATGAAGACCAGCCGCCCCGTCGCCTCGAGGTAGGCCGCGTCCGTCAGGACATGCACCTCCCTGCCGCGGATGAACGCATTGATCGCCGTCATTGGCGGGCCTTTCGTCGTGAGGGAGGAAGAACGCGCCGCCGCCGATGGCGCCATAGATCGGGGTCGAAGACTGCCGACGGCTCATGATCTGCATGGCGATGGCCGCGCCTCCGAGGACCAGGGCGCCCGCGACCTTCATCCCCGTCGCCGTCGCCGCCGAGATCAGACCGGCGCTGGCCATGGGTGCGGCGAACAGCAACGCGAGCGACGCCACCGTCGCTGCGATCTTGAGCGCCGACTGCCCTCCCCGGCCGCCGCGGGGCAGATAGGTGACGACCAGGATGTCGTCGTTCGCGGGGATGGTCCGGTCATAGGTGCGATCGCCGGCCTTCTTGTGCTTCTTGAACAGGACGGTCTCGTCGCTCGGCGCGAGCGGCGTCCAGGGCTTGTGAATCGAAATCAGGAACGGAACGTCGCGCCGCACATGCCGGCGGGCGATTGTCGCGACCTTTCGCCGGCCGGGCGGCAGCGTGAGACGGGGCGCGCATTCCGTGCCCGTGACATCCTTGAAGACGAGAGTGGTCATCAGACTCCTCGGAGATTTCCGCCTGGTGCGAGCGTCTGCCCCATGGCGTAGTGGAGCGAACCTTCCCGGCGCGCGGCCCGATTTGCGAGGCGCCCCTCGATGGCTTCGATGATCACGTCTACCGAGCCGTCCCCGTTTTCTTGTGTCTGGACTTGGGCGCCGGCGTAGTTGTGGACGTTGACCTGCACCTTGCCCCCACCGCCTCCGCCGAAAGCGGCCTGCGACAGGCCAGACATGGTGCGCATGGTCCGCTCGCTGTCGGATTGCGTGAGCACGCGCTCGCCCTGCTGCAACACCGCGCGGATCTCGCCAGCGCGAAGGCCGGAGTGGTAGCGAGGCGCGGAATTCCACAGACCGGCCGGCGCGAGACCGGAGACCTGGCCGCCGACGGTTCCGCCGCCGTGAAAGAGCGCGAAGGGCGATAGGGTCGCACCGCCTCCGCCGCCGCCGAACAGCCCACCGAGGCCACCCAGGGCGCCGAAGCCCTGGGCTCCGGTGATGGACTGCGAAAGAACCATGGACAGGAGCGAGCCGAGGCCGGTGAAGACCGTCGAGAACTGCGACTGCGTCCCGGCCGCCACCTGGCCGAAGGCGCCGAGCATGAGCGGCTGCATCCCCTGCGCCGCCTGCCCCATGCCCTGGACGATGGGCGCCGCGACCTGCTGCGGCTGGAGGAGGCCCATGAGGCCGCCAAGCGTCCCCTGTGGCGCGCCGGCCGGCGGAGCGAAGCCGAGCATTTGCGCGAAGGGCCCCTGCCCCGTGATCATCGCGCGGAGAGCCTGCGTCGAGAACGCCTTGAACACGTCGTTCAACGACCGACCGTTGGCGATCATGTCGACGAGCTGGTCTCCAGACCACTGTAGCGCATCGGAGAACCCCTTCTGCGCCTGCTCTGCCGCCTTGATCTGGTCCTTCAGGCGGCCGTGCTCCTCGGCCAGGCGCCCCACCGCGGACCGCTGCTCATCGGTGAGGGTCTTGCCGTTCTTGCGCGCCTCGCTCTCGGCCCGGGCGATGGCGAGCGCCTTCTCGCGTTCCACAGTCGATGCGCCGACCGTCGAGAGCTCCGCCCGCGCGGTGGCGTTCGCCTTCTCCATGCTGTCAATCAGACGCTTGTAGGCCGTCGCCCATTCGTCGGTCGCCTTGGCGCCGGAGGACGAAGGGGTCGAGGATGCAGCGCGACGTCCTTCGGGTCCTCGCGGGTCGGGATCTGGCACGTCGGCGGAGAAGTATGTGGGAGAGAGCCGAGCCTCCCGATTGCCCAGGCCGCGGGCGCGTGCGGCCTCGCGGGCGCCCTCGTTGTCGATCTGCTCTTGGATGCGATCGACCTGGCCGGTGGTGCCCCGCTGTAACCCCCGGGCCGCACGCTCGCGCCCGGCCTGCGCCTGCCCCGGCGCATCATCAGGAGCCGGGTTGGTCGTGACCTGAATGCGGTTCACGCGCGCGGCGGCGCCCTGGAGCGCATTCGCTTGCACCGTGGCGTCGCGGAGGGTCTGCACCAGCCGACCGACCACGCCGATGAGCGCGGCGAACTGCTCCGCCGACCAGGCGGCACCGCTGCCGATGAGAAGGGCGAGGCGCGCGCATTCGTCGAGGATCGGGCGGAGGTTGTTGGACAGCTCCGTCCCTGCCGCGGCGAAGCGATCGCGGAGCCCCTCCCCCTGCCGGATGAGCTCGGGCGAGATCAGCGAGGCGTCGCGGAGGCCCGTCTGCTCGAGGCGCTGAACCTCCGCGAGGAACCCGGCGAAGGACGTCCGACCGAGCTGCACCTGATTGGCGAGGTTCCGCATGCCGAGCTTCTCGGCCATGTCGATCGCAGCGAGCTTCTGCCCGGCCGCTTCCATGTCGCGGAGGCCGATCAGGATGGCGCGGATGCGGGCCTCAGTCGTGGTTGCTGCATCGAACAGGCCGGGAGAGTTGGACAGACCGAAATCGTTGGTGCCGCGGAATCGCTCCTGAAGGAGGTCGCGGGCGCGATTGCTTCGGCCGCCCGCCCGATCGCCGTCGAAGGCGTCACGCGAGGCACGCGCGAGGCCCGCCATGTCGTCCTGCAGATCCTTGACCTCGATGCGGAAGGCGCGCGCCGCGACCGTGAAGGCCTGGAAATAGGTCGTGCCCACTCCGGAGGCGCGCGACTTCTCCGCTATCCGGTGGAACGCCTCCAGCTCCGCCGCGCCGGCGGCCGCGGCGATGGCGAAGCCGCCGATGGCCACCTGAAGGCCCGTGGACATGGTTTTCAGCGCGAGGAAGGCCCGCGCGAAGTTGGACGTCATCGCTGCGGCTGAATAGGCCGAGGTGCCCTCCAGGGCGCGGAACGTGCGCGTTCCGGCCTGCGCGATCTGCGAGAATTCGCGGGTCGCGAACGATCGCGTGTTGGCCAGTTCCGAGCGGAATCGGCTCGTGTCCGCGCTGAAGCGGGCGACAAGGGGACGGCGGGCCATCAATACTCCAGGAAGGCGTCTTCAGGCTTGAAATCGGGGTTGCTGTAGATCGAGTCGATCAGCGGGCCGCACTCATCCGCCGCGCGCCCGAGGGCCATGGCGGTCGCCACCACAGGGTCAATCGCGTCGGACTTGCGCTTTGTCAGGAAGACCAGGCCGGTGTCGCCGACCAGCGGGATTGCCGAGGCGATCCCGTGCCGCAGCACCGGGTTTCCGCCGTGCCGGAACTTCTTGGCGATGATCGCCCGCCGCAGCGCGGAGTACATGGGCGACATCATCAGGCGTGTCGGCCGCACTCCGATGGCGGGATACCCGTCACCGTGAAGCCGCCCCATGATGCGCGTCGCATAGTGCGGGTCGAAGAGGATCTCCTGAGGGCTCCACCTGTCCGCCAGCTCGCGGATCTTGGCCTCGACGGTCTCCTCGGGGATCACTGGCTCCGGCGTGCCGATGATGTGTCCCTGCGAAACCCACTCTCGCCATGGCTTGTCCGAATTGGCGGCGCGCTCTTGGGCCCGCACCTCGGGGAGGAAGGCCCATACCTTGGCGGTGAACGAGCTGTCATCATGACGCCAGACGACCGAGACCCCGGTGAGGTCCTCCGTCTTCGACATGTCGACGCCGATCCAGCATGGAAGGCCTTCGAGCTCCTTCTCATCGATGGGGCCGCTGCCCTCATCATAGATCTCCATGTCGACGAAGCCGGCGACCGATCCGTCTCCCCACCTGTTGAGGTAGAGCTGCTCGAAGGCCTGCCGGGATGTCGGGATGTGTCGCGCCGCGGTGACCAACTTGCGAAGGGCCCGGATGCTCGGGAAGCCATCCTTCAGACCCGGCATCGCCGCGTGCCAGGTCTTCTCGTCATCCCAGGGAGCCTTCCGGTCCGCCTCGAAGAGGATGGGCACGAACGACGGGTCCTTGATCTTCCCCGCCGCGACGTCGCTCGCGTACTTGTACTGGTCCCAGCATATGCCGTTGGACCGCGCGCCCGCCGTCGTGATGATTACCCGGAGGCCGTCGTCGACCTTGCTGAGGCCGGTTTCGATGACGTCCCATAGCGCCGTGCCCCTCCAGACGTGGAGCTCGTCGAGGAGCGCGAAATTCGGGGTGCCGCCGTGCTGCCGATCCGCGTCGGCCGAGATGACCTCGAACAGCGAGCGGGATCGCTTGTGCTTCATGAACTTCTTCGAGTCCGTGATGCGCACTTCCTGTTCAAGGTTCGGGTCCATCCGGACCATGGATGCGGCTTCTGCGAATGACTTCGCGGCTTGGTTTTTGTCGACCGCCGCCGCGATCACCTGTCCGTAGGGCGTTTGCTCAGGTCCGATAGCGTGAGCGAGCGAGAGGATGGCGCCGAGAGTCGTCTTGCGCGATCCGCGCGGCAGCAGGATGAACACTGTCTGAGCAAGCCGCCGTCCGTGCCCGTCGGATGGCCCGTAGATCTTCTGGATGATCCGCTTCTGAAAGCTGGAAAGGACCAGTCGGTTTCCGGGCGCGGTGCTCTTTGGATGCCGGAGGAAGTCGCAGAAGGCCAGCATCTCCCTGGCACGGCCGTGCGGATCGGGAATGCGACCGTTACCGGATGCCGAAACGCGCATAAGGGTCCTTGCCGGCCTTGCCCTTCGGAGCCTCACGGGCATCGAACATGCCGAGACGCTTTCCGAACTGGATGACGCGCTGCGAGGCCATCGCACGGGGCCGCTGGCACGGATGCGGGCGCGTCACGCCGTCCTTGCCGGTGACGGTGAGCCCCTCGCGGGCGAGAATCTCGCCGAACTCCGCGAGCATGGCCAGCTCGCCGCAATAGGCGGCGATGAGGTCGGCATTCTCAGGGGTGAGGAGACCGCGAGCCATCAGGCCGGGCGCGAGCGCCTCCCATTGCGCCCTGGCGCGAACGGAGAGATGAGCCGGCGCCGGCGGCACCTGCTTCTTCAGCTTCACGATCTTCGCGGTCATGCGGTGCGGGTCACCATCAGCTCGAGCGCGACGCGCCGGCCGACCTCGCGGACGCTTTCGATATTCCAGACCACGCCGTCGAGCACCGCCCGATCGGTCACCAGCACGTCAGAGCGCCAGCGGATCAGCAGAGACCCCCGGCCGGCGGAGAACGTCTGGCCGGATTGGAAGAACTCCTTTCCCGCCTCAGTGGTCAGCTTCGCGCGGACCGTGGCGATGGGAATCCAGGTCCGCACGGGCTCGCCATGGTCGTTCACGTCTTCAGACGCACGCTCCAGCGTTACGACGCGGTCGAGATCGCCGGCTCTCAATGGAGAGTCCTCGCCATGGCGGCCTGCCGGCGCCGGGTAGCTCGGTTGGTCGCGGGCAGCATCGCGGCCTTCAACTCTTCCTCACGACGCATCGCGAGGTCGACGTAGTATTCGACCCGGGACATCACCATCGCCATCCGGGCCCCTTCGTGCATGTCGAAGCGCTTCGTCACGCGGAACAGCCAGTAGAAGGGATTGCGCATCTGGCCGAGCGCGGTTCGCGCGACGAAGCGCACCGCGCTCCGGTTGGCGGTCTCGTCGAGCGTGCTCATTCGGCGCCCCCGAGCAACTCGGCCATGCGCTCCTCGAAGGCGTCGGCCACGGCATCGCGGGCTGACCAGAAGAACGGAGAGGCGTCCATCTTGTCGGTCCCGTACTCCTGAAAGATCCCGTGGTAGGCGTCGTCCTCCGCGGCCCGAACCTCAACCGCGAGCGCATCGTCGACTTTCTCGACCCTTACGCTTTCGACCAAAGCGCCGCTGTCACGCGGAGCCGTCGCGCGGGCGATCGATGCCATGTCCTCGGCCGACCGGTGCAGCTCCTCGCGGATCTCCGCCTCCAGCTCCTCGCTGATCCCCTCGAACGGGTCATAGTCGTCGACATCGACGCCCATCAGAACCGCCAGACCTGGAACGGCGCGATCAGGTCGAGATAGCCATGCGGCACCGCCTCGATATTGGCCGGACCGACATAGGAGGCCTCGCGCGTCTGGTAGAGCGCTGCAACGTGCTGCAGGAGCGCGGTCTTCAGGGCCGCCGGTACATCCGCGGCGGCCCCGAAGCCGGCATCGAAGCGGACTTTCACCGCCTCGGGATGGGTTGCCGTCGCAGGCCAGGGCGACGAGAGCCGCGCTTCGACGAGCGCGCCCTCCATCGATCCGAGGCCGGAGATGCGAACGGACGAAAGGTCGAGCGTCTGCTCGTCCTCATTCGCGTCGAGATAGACGATGCTGACGATCTCCAGGCACGGCGGGAGCGGGACTTCGATCGGGCCGCGTGGAAACCGGGCGAGCCGCAGCTCCCAGCGTTGCGTGAGCAGCTTCCGGCCGAGGAGGCTTTCGAGGTGCTCCGTCGCCGTGCCGATGAGCGCCGTGATCAGCGGATCGTCGATATCGTCGGTGACGTTGAGGTGCGCCTTCGCCTCCTGCAGCGTGACCGGATTGCCCGTCGGAGCGGTGACCTTGATCAGCATTTTCACTTTCCCGGGCGGATTTTTTTTCGGAGAGGTTCACGCGACTGAGACAAGAGCGGTCCGGACGCCCCCTTCAGACTTTCGGGACCCCCCTACCCCTCATCGCGTCGCCACTGCGCTCGCTGACGTGCCGAGCGGGCGTTGTGGCAGGACTGGCAGAGGGCGCGGAGGTTGGACCGGACGAGCCGAAGCTCGGGTCTGAAGCGGACGGGCTGAATGTGGTCTGCATGGGAGGAGCGAGCACCGCAGCCGACCGTCTCGCAGATCGGTTGCTCGGCAAGGACGCGGGCGCGCATCGCCTCCCATTCGCCATCGTACCCACGCTTGCGGGCCGAGGGCCTGAGGTCGGGCGCACTACTCCCCGCCTTGCATTGACAGCGCACGCCGTGAGGCACGACGCGACCGCAGGTGCAGAGACGGGGAGCGCGCATGGCGTTGACCGGATTGACGGCGGCGTTCCGAGCGCCTGAGGTGTCCCTACCCCACGGGGGGCCGATCCGGTCTCGGGGTAATCGGGAGGCGCCAAGTCCCCCCTAGTGTCCCCCTTCCGCGCCGGTGTTGCCCACCGGCGTGGTCTCGTCAGGCCACCGGGCGCGAGTGCGCGTGGCCGAGGATGGCTACGGCGGCGATCGGGCTGTTGCCGGAATTGGCCGCGGCCGGCGTGATGGTCAGGCGCGTGTAGCGCTTGTGCCCGATGTAGCCGAGCTTGCGGGTTTCGCCGTCGTCGCTGAAGACGAAGCCGGCCGCAGCCTCGGTGCCGATCAGGTGCTCGTCAGCGACCGCCGTGAAGTTGGCACCGGACTCGTCGCTCTCCTCGAGGAGCACCGTATAGGTGGCGTCCGCATCGGAGAGCGTGCCCGTGATGATGCCGTAGGTCAGGCCCTCGAAGCCAAGGCCATCGATGACGGTGCCGACCAGCGGCGTGGTGCCGAGGTCCGTATTGGCCGCCGGCGCGATGACCGGGCGGATGGCGATGTTGTTGGCGAAGTCGCGCATTGGATCACCCTCCTCAGGACGTGGCGCACTTGATGAACTTGACGGCCTCGGCCATCACGACACCGCCGCCGACGCGCCGGCGCGCGTGGAAGCGCACCAGGCCGTTGCTGGCCTGGCTGTAGGGATCGCGCATGATGGACAGCGAGGTGCGGTCGTAGATGCGATAGGCGGTGTTGAAGTCGCCAAACGCGATCGGAATGGTTCCCGAACCGACATCGTCCATATCGGGCGCCTCGACCACCGGGCGGCCGAGAATGGTTTCCGGCTGGCCGGCTGCGAGCGACGGCTGCCAGAGATAGCCCTGCGACGTGTCCTTCAGCTTGCGGATGGCCGCGAGCGTCGAACCATTCATCATCCAGACGCCGCGATTCCGGTAATAGGCCGGCATCGAATAGACATGCGTGATGAGGAGGTCCGCGGGCGCCGAGCCGAGGGTCGATTCGTTACCCGTCGGGGTATAGGCGATGGAGTCGTAGGTGAGGATGCCGCGGGGCTTCTTATCGCCGTTGCCCGTGAGAAAGACCTCGCCCTCCTGCCGGCCGAACTCCTCGGCAAGATCGGACGAGACCTCGGCCTCGACGTTGATCGCCGCGTCCTCCAGGAGGCGGAGCGAGACGTCGACATAGCAGGCCGTCTCGTGCACCGGGATTTCGAGAACACCATAGCTGGAGCCGGTCTCGGAGCGCTGCTCAGTCTCGCCCACCCATCGGGCCGTCGGGCGGCCGGTGCGCTTGGGCAGGATGACAGAGCCGGAGGCCGTCGAGCCGACCCGTGCTGCCTGTCGCATGGGCGAGATTTCGACGAGCCCCTTCAGGATTTCCGTCGTCATCTCCGCAGGAGCGAGATATCCGCCGGCCGTGTCGTCGGACACGCGGAGGGACTTCACTTCGTCCATTGGGAGAGCAGCCTGGCCGCCACGAAGGAAGCCGGTGAAGGCCTTGCGCTCCTCGCTCGGCTCGTCCTTGTCCTTCGTGTGAACATTGGGCCGAGCGAGCTTCAGCTCGAGGTCGTCAGCGCGCTTCTTCTGCGAGGCGAGCGCGGTCTTCGTCTCGCCGAGGTCCTTCTCGAGCTTGGTCGTCTTTTCGGTGAAGCTCGTCGTGAGATCGTCGAGCTTCTTCACGACCACCGAAACCGGATCGTCGTCGTCGCCCTTGATTTCGATGGCGCCGGGCGGCAGCGCGCGGAGGTGCTTGGTCATCTAGTTGCTCCTGATGCGCTGAGTCGCGCGGTCGAGTGCTTCGGCAAGACGGATGGCCGTCATTGCCGACTTGGCGGATGTCACCCTGGCGCCAGGATGGGCCGGGACGCTGACGAGACTGATTTCGAGGAGGTCGACGGCCTTGATGGTGCGGCCGCTCGGCCGGCGCGGTTCGGACTTCAGCGTCCGGAAGCCGATGGACAGGCCGCCGACGGCGCCGGCGGAGACCAGGGCGCGGAGCTGGCGGGCGAGCGGCACTTCGTCGACCAGGAGCCGCCCCTTCACCTCGAGGCCCTGCGCCGTCTCTTTCACGTCCGACCACACGCCGACCGGCGCCTTGTCGTCGTGGAACGCGAGCATCGGGAGCGGCGCCTTGGCGCCCGTGAAGGCGCCGGGGGCGATCATGTCCCCTACCCGATCCGCGGAGCCGAACGGCCAAGCGATGCCGGTGACGCTGCCGGCCTCGTCAATCGAGAGTGCGGCCTTCAGTTCAACCGAGAGTCGAGACGTCATCGAGCGTCCTCCGCTCGCGCTGCTCCGGATCGACAGGCTTTTCATTAGCTCCCGTCCAAGGCTGGACGACGCCGGCGAAGCGTGGTGCGGCTTCTTCCTGGAGCTGCTTGTTCGTCTTGCCGAAGAGGCGAAGGCACAGCGCGTCGAGAATAAGATCACGCGCGGCGGTGAGCGGCATGCTCTCCCACCGGGGCGATTCGGTTTTCTCGGGGATCTTCTTCAATCCCACCCGCCAGCATTCGTGGATGGCGTCGACATTGATTGCGTCGAGCTTCGTCAGGAGTTCGAGCGGATTGGCACATCCGAGCTTCCTGCAAAGGTCGCCAATCTCAAGCGTCGTGTAACGCACGTACCAATCGGGATAGTCGGGCACAGGCACCGAAAACGGAGGAAGCTCCTTGATTCCGTAGATGCGTTCTTCACTGTTCATTGCTCGGCTCCTTGTCGGGATCGGCGCCGGCGGGCGCCATGTTGACGGGCGTGCGGAGGACGTCTCCGCCCTCGACCGGCGGTCGGTTGTCGGCGGAGCGGGCCTCGTTCGCGAGCAACCACGGGCCGCCGACGGCCTTGGTGAAGGCCTCCATCCGGGTCTTCAGATCGGCGCGAGCGAGGTCATCCGTCGCGAATTCGATGAAGTGCGTCCGCCTCTCCTCGTCGCTGAGGAAGACGATCTCCAGGGCGCCTTCGAGTCGCTTCAGGATCGGGTGAAGGGCGAGCGTCAGGAACTCGCGGAGGCTGTTCTCCGCGTTGCCATAGGTCGCCTGCGTCATCTCCCCGAGCATGGATGGCGGGACGCGGAAGGCGCGGCAGATATCGAGGATGGCCAGTCGCCAGATCTCCACCGTCTGGAGGTCGACCGATGAGAACTGCGTCGGTGTGAACTTCGCGCCGATCGGGAGGCGCAGCACGCTGCCAGGCGCGCGCTTGTCATTCATGCCGTCGAGCGTCTTCTGAAAATTCTGGCGGGTCTTGTCATCGATGCTCGCCGGGATCTCGACCACGCCCGACGGCCGCGCGCCGCCCCGGAACAGGCCCGACATGTAGTCCGTCATGCCATGCAAGAGGCCGATGGAATGGCGGGCCGGGTGCACCAGGCCGCGGCCGTTGGCGATCGTCAGGTGCACCACATCGCGCCGCGAATAGATCCGCTCGCCGGACTTCGTTCGAAGCTTGTAGACTGGGTCCTGGCCGACCTCCGCCTCGACGGTCATGCTCTTTCGCGGGACGCTGTAGAGCTCCCTCACCTCATCCTGGACGCGCGCCGCCACAGCGAAGCCGTGCCCGAACACGATCGCATCCGTCACCAGCGCTTCGAAGACTTCCGGCGCGGTCAGCCATGGCGCCGGCCGATCGTGCAAGAGGTCGTACCGCCGGTCTTCGTCCGCCCGCTTTTTCGCGCCGTCGGGACCGCGGCTGAATAGGTGGCACGGCAGCGCCGCGACCGTCTCCGCGAGGAGCCGCGTCGCGCCCTGGACGGCCGGCACGTCGAGCGCGCGCTCTCCGGAGATCGGCAGGCCGGGCCGAATGGGCGCGGCGCCGAAGAGGGCGAGCAACTCCTCATCCGGCGCGGCGAGCGTCGCGGCCTTCTCGTCGGTGGCGATCTTGCGGCGTGGTTTCGAGGCCATGAGGCACCCACGAAAAAGCCCCGCGCGGCGTGGCCGGCGGGGCTCGAATTGATCGGACGGGTCGGGACGGAGTGCCGTCCTTACTCATGAATCTATGCCTTACATTCCCGTCCGATCAAGCCAACTAACAATTCACGTTGATCAGAGAGGAATTTCGCCCGCGATTTCAGGCCGTTCCGACGCGAGGAAATGCCTTGCGGCGCGAGTGCCGATGAGGCGGGCGTTTACGCGGCGAGGCCGAAAACCCGCTTGGCCGACTGCGAGTAGCACAGCCGCTCCATATCGGCGCGGATGCTGTCCATCAGCTTGAGCGCCCGGCCGTCCTCCGCCCCGCCGTGCTCCAGGTCTTGCGCGAGAAGGACGCGAAGCACGCCGGCCTTCGCATCGATGTCGGCTGCGCTCTCCGCAGGTGCAGCGATGACGGCCGCAGCGGCGCGCGCCTCCAGGGCGAACAGACGCGAGGCGAAATCGTCATCCTCCCCACGGTCGACGAACGTCGCGGACGTGGCGAAGAACGCGGCGACGCATTCCGTCATGCGCTCGAAGTCGTGCACGGCGCGCGCGAGGGCGCTGTGTGGAGCGGACGGATTCAGGGTATGGGCAGAAATAGCCATGACTGGATCTCCAGAGGATCGGTTGTGGTCAGGCCGGGCGAGCGGTTGCCGCCGCTCGTTCGGCCGTTCGAATCTTGCGTGAGCCGGAACTCGCGGTCAAGCCGCCTTGGCCAGGCCCGCCTCCAGCGTCGCCACATCGCGGCGGAACCGAGCTTCGTCCTCGCGGAGCCAGGCGATGAGCTGACGGATTTTCTGAGAGCCGTCCGGCTCGTGGACGGTGAGCGGCTTGGCGGGGGTCGGATGGGTCATGGTCATGGTCCTTCTTCAGTGATGTGCACCCGAAAATGTAGAAGTCAGTACCGCCGGCGGGTCCGGGCTAGCAGTACCGCCGGCGGGTCCGGGAAACAGTTCTGCTCAGTACCGGGGGTGGTACTGTAGATAGTACCGCCGGCGGGTCCGGGTTTCTGAATTTCAGCATCATGCCGTTGCCCTTTCGGCGACCTTGGCGTTGGGCTTCCGCTGCCGCGGCTGAGACTGGTCATGGCGTGTGACCCGTGCCGTTTCGATCGCGTCGATGGCGGCTTGATCGCTCGCGATTCGGCGCCAGTCGTGAGACGGCGACAGGCTCTCGAAGGCGGACTGGTAGTCTGCATCTACGCTCCGGTTGCGGTAGGCCAGATAGGTCAGCCGATAGAGGCTCGGGAACTTGAGGCCCGCCACCGAGCGCCCCCCTCTCTTCATGACGCGAATGAAGCCGAGCGCCTCGGCAATCCGGATGGCCTCCGGGATGCTCTGGCGTCGAATGCCGGCGGCGCGGAACTGGTCATAGGTTACGACGAGTTCGCCGTTGTGCTTGCCAGCGTGCTTCAGATGCTCGAGCTCCAGGCGGTCGAGAAGCCGCCGGCTTTCGTCTGGCAGGGCCAACCACGCCGGCGAAGACCGCATCTCCAGCGCATGAATGACAAAGGGCGGCTCAACGCCGATGTCGACTTGCTTCTTGCGAGGCCCGCGCTTCATGCGACACCGCCCCAGTCTGCGACCATGCGGGCCATTTCGACGCGGAGCGCCCGCTCCAGCGCCGCGGCATCGGCCTCCGCCGCCACCCGGTCGACGCCGATCCGAGCCAGCCGCTCGCGGTGCTTGGCGAGAAGGTGAGCAAGCCAGTTGTTCGCGCCCTTCTCGCTCATTCCGGCCGCGTGCGCGGCGTTCTTCCTGATGAAGGCTCGCCGGCGCGTCGCGGGGAACAGCACGACGACGGGCGGCGGCGTCCAGGCGAAGAGCGGGAGATCGTCGGCGCTACGCTGCATGACGCGCCTCCCGCTGCAGGATCGCGTCCTTCGCGGCCTTCACGCTGGCGAAGGCCCCGACCGGGCGGAGCGAGCCTTCCCGGTCGTCGACGACGAAGGCGAGCGCCTTGCGGCCCTTGACCTCGACGCGTCCTATCCGTTTCTGGCCGTCATAGACGTCGAACGCACTCATGCGGCGACCCGGGGCTTCTGCCCGGCCTCCTGCGCCCGACGGAACCGAAGTGCCGTGACCTCGTGTTGAATGAGGCCCACAAGTCGGGCCCGCGGCTTGTTGCCCAGGACAGGCTTCAAGGCCACAGCCGCGACGACGGCCGCGACTTGGGGCGGATAGGCGGCGAGGATGCCGACGACCCGGTGCAGCTCCTCGCCGAGGATCGCGATGTCGTCATGGATGTGCTGCTGATCCGCGGGGACTTCGGCCATCACGCCGCCCTCCCCGAGGTCACGCCGTTACGCGCGGCGGTGGCCGAGTCGAAGATTTGCGAGCGGTCGTATTCGCGGATGGTGCCGGCGCGGTACCGCACGACGCCACCGATCTTCACAAAAGGCGGACCCACCCCTTGGGAGCGCCAGCGCTGCAGCGACCATGTCGCCACCTTGTAGTGCTCGGCGGTTTGCGCCTCGGTGATCAGCTCATCATCGGCCGCATCGGCGAGCCGGAACGGGGGTCGGGAATGCTTGCTTGCCAC